CCTGATGATGACATATTCCAATATACTGTCTGAACACCATTACTGTCATCAATAATTCTAAAATCATAATTAACAGAAGATGTTGTGTTTGGACTATCTAAATAACAAACAAAACTTGTACCCATTGGTGTATTACTATTTCCACCATAATTATTATTATCTAAATGACCACCAACAGTAATTGATTTTGTGCCACCAGTACCTTCCCATAAAACAGAACTATTTTTTCTTAAATAACCTAAAGCGTGGTCTGTCGTTGCGTAAAAATTGGCTTGTACCATAATCAAAACTTTACTTGAAGTAGATGATGGAGTTATGTTTGTAGATAATTTATTTAATCCAGTTGTTGATGATGCTTGAACACTATCTGCTGTTTGAATTACTTGCAAAACATCACCACCTACACCAGCAGGTAATGATGTTACATTACTAATAGAAGTATTATTAATTCCTGAAGGCAATATAATACCGCCTGTTGTAATGTTATTTGCTAATGTTCTTGTTATTGTTCCCATATATTATCCTATATTGGTAAATACCTAAATGTTATTTCTGCCGAAACAGCAGGCGCCGTAGCGAAAGTTAAAGTTGTGCTTGAGATTGTATAATCGTCTGTAGGCACTAAACAAATACCATTTACAAAAACTAACATATCATCAACTGATCTACCACTATTTATCGTAAATCCTACTGTTGAACCATCACCTGTAAATGTTCCTGTTGAATATGATAATGAAGCACCAGTGATTGTTAAAGTATCACCTGAAATTGATGTTGTTACACCTGAGCCAGCAATTTTTAAAGTTGACCCTAAATCTATTGTAGCCGCTGTTGAACTATCATCAACAATTGTAATTGTAGAGTTTGATAATTTTGAATTTTCTATTGAACCTGCTAATTGAGCATTTGTAATTGTTCCTGATAATGAACTTGTTGGATAATTTATTGCGTCTGATAAATCAAAAGCTGGTGTAGTATCGGATGATCCTAATGATACAATTACACCTCCAAAATTAACAGTTGAATTTGCTAAATTAGTATTTGAAATAGCAGCGCTACCCGATAAATTTGAATTTGTTAAACCTGATATTGTATTTGAAGCAGCTGCAATTGTTTTATTAGTTAATATTTGAGAACCTGTAAGTGTTGCAACCGTAGAATCAATATTGATTGTTATTTCATCTGTGCCTGTTACTTGCGAAGTTAAACCAGTTCCGCCTAAAATATTTAAAGTGTCACCATTACTTATTAGTTGTGCTGAACCTGAATCGGCATCAACACTAAAAGAATAACCTGAAGCAGCTGCAGGTTCAAATTTTCCTGTTCCACTATTATAAATTAATGCTTCACCACCTGTAGCACCTGAAGTATCAACATTTAAAGTAGAACCATCTCCTAATGCTGTATAAATCTCATTAAAATTATCATTAATTATATCACCACCAGCACGGATAGAAGATCCTGTTCCGTCATTAGCAATTGTACCGATATTTACGCTTTGTTTTGCCATTTTTTTCTCTTATTTATTATATTTATAACATAAATTAAGCTACATCAAAAGTAATTTGGTCACTATCAAAAGAATATCTGTCTTCGTCAAAACTATCACCAGATATTTGTCCAATTTCTGATGGTATTGTAAAATTTAGTTTAACAAGTGATTCATAATCTCCCAAATTAGGAGTTATACCATATAATGAACTATTTTTCAATGCGTCTAACCTTAAATCAGCTAACTGTTCGATTCTAATTTGATTACTAAAGTTACCTCCCATTAAATGTTTATTCAAACTTTTGAAAGATGGTCCAGCAACTGGTACACCAAATTTAGTCGTATTATCTCTATGTGTTGTAAGTTGTTTTGATTGTATTTTTAATGTAATTCTTTGTGTTAAAGTTACATCTCTTTCTGAAATATTAAATGGAGAAGATGTACTATCACCTATAACAACTTTTTCTCCCAAATAAGGATTTGATCTTAATGTTGTACCATCAGTTTCGGTTCCTAATCTTCTTCCTATGATTGTTGAGAATAAAGTATTAAATACCGCTCTAATTGGCTCTCCCTCTTCACTAGAATTAATTCCAATAACTCTTCTAATTTGATTGTCTAATATAGTTTCTATATTTACTTGACCTGTGTAATAGAAACCAGCAGTATGCATAGTTTGTTTAAAACTATCTCTCCAATCATTAATTGTACGACCAACTTTAATAACGTAAGAAAAGTCCTGATAGTATAAACTATCTTGTATTCTCATTGTAGTTTCTGAGATATGACCATCTTGGTTTATAAATGTACCTGCAGTATCAACTACAGCATTAATATTAACACTTGAAGACGCTAAATCATTTTTAACTACAGTAGCTGTTTGTGTTGATGTGCCACCTGTTATAGTTGTATTTTCAGCAAATTGTCCAGTTATGTTTGATACTTTTAAAACACCTGTATTTGAATTATAAGAAGTAACGGTTGCAGTAACAACTGTTGAACTACTATCTAATCCTGAAATTGTTTCACCTATTAAGAAGTTTGAAGATAAATCTTTTATTAAAATATAACCTGGTAAAGTTAGTGTGGGTGGTGTAGGTGATAATTGATATTGAGAACCTGATTCAATTATTTTTAAATTTAAAATTCTTCCTATTTCACTACCATAAGATATAATACTTGCACCTGATCCGCCTGAAGACGATATGGTAATTGTTGGTAATGATCTGTAGTTAGTACCATCATTTATAATTCTAACATCAGTAATATCTCCAGAGCCTGTTCCTGTTTCTTGTACTATTTTATTTCCTGTATATGGATCACCTCTTGTGGTTTCATCCTCTAATACGATATGATCGTCTGTTGTAGATGTTGAATCTTCTTGTGTGAATCCTCCATTAACAACTGAAACTTTTGCCGAAGCATTTCCACCTGTACCTGTATTATCAAAAACCAATTGATCACCAATTTCATATCCTGTACCGCCTTCATCAACAATTAATTCTGTTAAACCTCCACTACCAATAGCACCAACTTGTATAATAGCTCCTTGGCCACCTCCTGTTACTGTAGTTATATCATCTTCATTATACAATGTTCCATCATTAGAAATTGTAATTGTATCTGGTATTCCTGTAGTAGTAGCTTTTATAAAAGTATCATCTTCATCTGAAGCAGTACCTCTAATTACTTCAGAAATTTGAAAGGTGCCCATTAGAGTATCTTCGTTTAATAAAAATTCACTAACTTCATTTTCACCTATTTGAAATTTATATACGTTCTCTATGATAGCGGTTGCCCCTGAAGTTTGACCTGTAATTGTTCTACCAACTAAATCTGCTGTATCACCTGTTGTTGCAATAACTCTTAATATTTTTTGCGTATCCCATTTACCGTCAGATACTCTTAAAATATTTTCTCTTGGATAAATTGTTTCTGAATTTAAACCAAAAAGTAATTTGAAAAATATTTGATGACCCTTACTTGTACCTTTTGTTCTATAAAGAGATTTTACATTTTTAATTAATTTTCTTCTATCAACTTCACTATATAAAGCTTCAGGCAAAGTATTTAAAAATTCATTTCTAAATTTTGTTAAAAAGTTTGATATTGCTTTATCAGGATCTCTAAAGTTTAATAATTCTTGTATGTTAGTTACAGGATTAGGTTTATAATTATTTAATATAGCACTAGCATTTGAACTATTACCAACAATCGTTTCATTTATTTCAAATTTATCTTGTGCTGAAATATATAATTTACCGTTATCTAAATCTTCAAATAATACCGTGGATGTTGCCTTTGAAGTTTGACCTGTGATAATTTCACCCTTAGTAAATTTTCCATAAGTTGAACTTTCTAAAATGATTTTATCACCTTCATCCAATTTTGTTCTCTCATTATTTAAACGAGATCCATCTAATAGTAAATTATTTTCTTGTGCTGTTTCTGTTTCTAGTTGAATGCCGTCTGTAGTTTGAACTGAAGTTACAATTAACTCCGCCGATTCCATGAATGTGTAATATTGTTTTACAAATTCTAAAAATTTAGGATGATCTGATACAACAAAATCAGGTATTTGACCATCTAATAAATGGGTTAATTTATCCTTAAAATCAGCCATATTTTTTAATTATAACTTGTTGAAGTTGTATAACCTACGCCTGCGTCAGCAGAACCTCCTACAAAAGTATCTGGTTCAACTGTTAGGCTAGAATTGGCAGTATCTATAGATATAATTTGATCTCTTACTGGAGCAATATCATTAGAATTAGGAATTACAGTTAGTTCAATTACAGTTGAAGTTGATCCTCTAATATTTTCAATTGAAGAAACATTTAAAGAATTTAATGTAATTTGTCCTGTACCATAATTAATTGTACCTTGTGTATTATTAACATAAGTACGAACTGAACCTACATTATAATATCTTCTTACGTTGCCAGTTCCATCATCATCTAAGTAATAAACATTTGTTGTATCACCACTTACTTTAAAACCTGAGCTTGATAAAATACCACCTGAAGCTGATCTGTGTCCTGAATGTGGATTGTATAATGCATTTCTAAAGTAAACATCATATCTTGTAGAAGAACTTAAAGTAGGTGTAAATGTTTTTCTAATTTTTAATGTTGTAATATTTGAAATAATACTATTATCTGTATCATCTATTAAAGCACTAACTTTTGAAAATCTAAACACACCATCAAATTGATTTAAATTATTATTATTATAATTTGTTAGTGTTGATAAAATTTCCGATTTAAGAGTTGAAGCTGTTTTTGTTGTTTTCTTTTCATCATACTTTACATTACTTGTAAGTAGAACAAAAGTAGTTTCAGGATCAACAATCTCTGGTCTTACAGAAGCCACGTTTAATTTTTTTAATCTTGTTACAATATCATTTTTTGTTGTGTTTGTTAAAGTAGAACCTGAAGCAGCTTTAATTGCAATTCTAACAACACCATATCTCGGTGTTTCATCATCTTCTCCACCCCAAGCACTTACAGATTGTGCGTTTGGATAAATTGATTTTACAAGTGTTTCATAATCACCTGTAGTTACGGCTCTATCTTGTGCTGAATATTGTAAAGGAGCATGAAATCGAATTGACTCTTTTGTTTCTGGTTCAGCACCGCCTTGTGCTGGTGAATTTGTTGTTATAGAAACATCTGAAAATCCACCGATAGTTTCTGATAAACTAAATGTTGTAGCTCCATTAGCTTCAGCTTTATTTGTTACAATATATTCTAACTTAACTATATTGCCAGTAGTTAATGCTTTTCCTAAAACACCATCGCCAAAATAAACCTCAAATTTACCATCATCTGTTTCTTGTAAAAAGTAAACTCTGGATGTTTCATCAATTTCTGTTAATGTTGATGTTAAAACATATGTGTTTGTTGTAGCGTCTGAAGATGAATTTTGAACTGAAACTTTTAAAGTAGTTGTATCAGCATTGGCACTAGGTATTAAAAATTTTTGGTCAGGATCATTTTTATCTACAGTATAATTAAAATTAACTAAAGTACCTTCGTGTATAGAAACATTTGAAAAAGTATAAACACCATTTACAGGAACAATTGTTATTGAAGCATTTGTTAAAAACTGATATGAGGCTCCATCAACTGAAGTTGTAAAGACTGTACCTTTAGGCATTGTTAATGTAGAACCTGTGGCGTTATTGACTCTAATATCAATTGAAGCGGCTGGTGATTTAGCTGATGTTGGAGTATAACCCAACATTTTTGCTAATGAAACAATATTTTTTCTTATATCAGCACTATCAAGGTACATTTCGTTTGCTAACATATTAGCATTGAAACCTAGATAATGAGTATTGTAAGCAAGTAGGTCTAATAATATAGCAAAACCAGAACCTTCAAAATTATAATCCTGAAATTCTGTTTGCCCTTGTAAAAAGTTTTTTAAATTTGCTTTTATACCATCAAAATCTAATTCTGATACTTCTAATTTATTACTTGCCATTTTATCTTAATCTTTCTAAATAAGTTTCTACTGTTACAGGTAACGATATACCTACTACATAAAAACTAATTGTTAAATTATAACTATTTCTATCAAGGTCAGGTCTTGCTAAAATTTGTACCAGTTTAATTCTTGGTTCAAAATTGACCAATACTTCTTCAACTTTTCTTTGTAGATTTAAAGCAGTTAAAGGAGTTATTGGTTCAAATAATATTGCTCTCACATTACTACCAATTTCTGGATGAAAAGGTCTTTCATAATGACTTGTATTAATTAAATTTCTTACTGATCTTTTTACAGCCTCAACATCTGTTAATCTATTAACATCATTTGTAGCAGTATTTCTTCCAAAATCTAAATCTAAATCACTATAGAGCCTTGTTGCTCTTTTAGACTTATTGTTAGATGAGGCATCGTAATTTAACATAACTGGAATATTTATAATGTAAATTGTATATTAACCACAAAAAACATTAGAAGAACCTGTAGCAGGTTCACCACAGATAGCTGCTGGATCACCTATAACAACAACTTTAATTCCACCTATCTTTACAGTTGATTGAGTATCTGCTTTAATTGTTTGAGGAATATGTGGGTAAATACCGTGACCAGCAACAGCATCTCCGTGAACAATTACATAACTACCATTCACTTTTACGGTTGATTGGGAATTACTTAAAGTTCCTCCTGCTGTATCGCCGTTTCTACTAACACCAGGCATTATCTAGGATATCCTTGGCCTCTTTCAGACTTCTTTTTACCATTGTGTTTTTTAGAATGTCGTCCTGTTCTCTTTTTTCTTCTTCCTTCTTTTTTAAAGGTGTTTACACCAAACGTTTTTTTTGCCATAGTTATGCTCCGTTAAATAATGCTGTTATATCGTTAATTTTTTCTTCTTCTTTATGTCGGCAATGTCCACAACACTCAATTTTGTATTTTTCACCATTTTCATTGACTATTTCTTGTTTACATTTGCCTCCGCAATGGCAATTATGACCACAATTTTGACAATCTGACATACTTTTCCTTTTTTGTTTATATTTATCAATAATTACAGTTAATTTTGGCACTTCTAAGCTCAGTTTCAGTTAAATTTTCTTTATTTTCTATCGCTGATTCGCCGATTCGTTCTAAATCTGGCGAAATTTTGCAATTTTGGCGTATTCCTGTGCAGGAAGTGAGAAAAAAGAACAAAACTAGAACAAAAAAAGCAATAAAATGTTGATTTTTATAGTTTTTTTCTGATTTTTTTGACATTTTTTGCTTTACTTTCACTTATTTATAGTGTAATATGGACGTATAAACAATGAAAAACAAAAAAAACACTATGACAAATAAAAATGATAAAGTTGATACTAACATTTATGCGTTAGTCCCCCAAAAAGACAATTCACTTAAAAGAGTTTTATTAAGTGATTTGAGAAAAATGATAAAAACTGATTTAGACAAATGGTCTAAAACAAAAGATGGTAAGTCTT